GTTCATTATTTGAACCAACACAATAGTTTACATATATTTTTGTGATCACATTTTGGCTCTTGTTTATTCTTTTGTGATCACAAACGATTCGTATGGGTGCTGCCGATTCGCTTTGAGTGTCAAGCAAAAATGTTTGTCAAGCCCTAATTTTATACCAAAGTGTTGTATTTTTGTCACATAACGACAGATTGATCACGAATTGTTACAAAATGTAATTAGGTGTTGACATTAGTGGGGCCCCTCTGTATAATACACGAATCGATTCGGCGGTGGAGGTACACCCCTACATCTATAACATAAGAAAATTAGTTCAGGTGTGTCAAACTGCCGCATATAACAAAGTGCAACAAAGTTGTAACAAAAGTTCATAACATCGGCTACCCACCTAAGAATCACCTATAAAACAACAAAAAAGATTCGTTAGAAAACAAGGGCTTATAAAATAGTTTAAAATTGTGTGTTACAAACCACAAAAAAAGCACTTATATAATAGTAAGAAAGCTATACTTAAGTATATAACTATAGTTTTCAGCATATATAGTTTTTTCTTCTTTATCTAGTAAAGAAAAAACAGACATAAGTTTAATACTTATGTATAGAGACAATCTCCTAAATTGTTTTGTCGTTCTCATTCAACCAAGACGTAACTTTCCAACTGGTATAGCAGAGTATGGTTTTGCCGATGGATGAGAGCCACAAAGCAATTTATCTGTCGTTAAGAACATGAGCATCCAAGCAATACCATATAGTGAAGTTATAGCCAAGAAGGTTAAAGAGGGCATACGTAATGGTGTGTCTGTTAAAGATATACTTGCGTCTATACAAAAGTATCAGAATGCTCCTAGCTCTACAGCTACCTTCTATAAGCTCTATGGACAAGACATAGCTGACACTAAAGCTGATATTGTAGGTCAAGTTGGTTCTGTCGTTATACAACAAGCCCTTGACGGTGACTTTAAGGCAGCAGAACTATTCCTACGTAGTAAGGGTGGTTGGTCACCTACGTCTACAGTGAATGAAGTTGAACAGTCAGAGAACCCCGACGAAGACGAATCAGCTATTGACTCCCTAATTACCCTTCTAGGAAAGAAATCTCCCGATGCAACCCCAAGCGAAGATAACAGCTAATATCTTAAGAGACCTTCCTGATGAGGAAGTAGCTGCTATTCTGAAAGAGCTAGGCCCAAAGAAAGCGGAAGAGCTAAGACATGATTGGGGATTTTGGGCTAGACCTGAGCAACTGGAGCCTGAAGGTTCATGGAACACATGGGTCGCCTTGGCAGGACGTGGTTGGGGTAAGACTAGAGCAGGTGCAGAGTGGGTTCGCCATCGGATTAGATCAGGTGACAAGATTGTACACTGTGTCGCCCCTACAAAAGGTGATGTCCGAAGAGTTATGGTTGAAGGTGACTCTGGTCTTCTAAATGTATGTTGGAGTGGTGATGAGACATATCGTGGTAAACACATTGGTTTTCCTGTTTGGTCTCCCACGAACAATAGCTTAACATGGGAGAACGGCAGTAAAGCCGTATTCTTCTCAGCAGAAGACCCAGAACGTCTTCGTGGCCCACAGGCTTACAGCGCATGGTGTGATGAGCTTTGTGCTTGGCGTAACGCCCAAGACACTTGGGACATGATGATGTTTGGTCTACGTCTAGGTAAACACCCTAAAGTGTTTGTGACTACTACCCCCAAGACTACAAAACTAATAAGAACAATCCTAGACGATGAAAAGACGACGATCAGTACAGGCAGTACGTATGATAATGCTGCTAATCTTGCTGACACTTTCCTTGATGCAGTCAGGAAAACCTATGAAGGTACACGTCTTGGTCGCCAAGAACTATATGCCGAAATACTTGACGAAGCATCGGGTGCTTTATGGAACAGAACTCTCTTAGCTAAATGCGAGATTGAGAAAGACGAAGTTCCCCAGCTTAGTCGTGTCGTTATTTCCATCGACCCTGCTGTCACTGCTAATGCAGAATCAGACATGACAGGTATTGTCGTAGCAGGAATTGACGTAAATGGGATAGCCTATGTGCTAGAAGACCACACTGGTCGTTATACACCGCAACAATGGGCATCCAAAGCTATACAGTTATATAGAGATCACATGGCTGATCGTATTGTAGCTGAACGTAACCAAGGTGGTGATATGGTACGCCATACACTACACACAGAGGATGAAACAGTTCCTGTTAAGCTCGTCCACGCTTCTAGAGGGAAGATGGCACGGGCTGAACCTGTATCTGCACTATACGAACAAAGTAAAGTAAAGCATGTGCGGGGATTAAATGATTTAGAAGATCAGATGGTACAGTGGGAACCTTTAGGGTCGATAGGCTCACCAGACCGTCTTGATGCTTTAGTTTGGGCTTTAACCGACCTCTCACTTAACGGATACGCAAAACCACAATTAAAATTAGCGTACTCCAGTGCCAAGGGTTTAATGTAATAAGATGGCAAAGAAACTTTCAGAGACAGAAGCAACCCAGATACTAGGGATTGCTGGAGATAATACACAAAACGGTCAAATCCGTGCTGACGAGTTTCTGCCTGAACTGCGTGGCAAACGTGCTATCCGTAAGTATCGTGAGATGCGTGACAACGACAGTACTATTGGTGCTGTTATGTATGCGACAGAGCAAGTACTACGTGACGTAGACATTAAGGTTATGCCAGCCAATGATACACCTGCAGCTAAACGTGAAGCTGAATTTGTGGAAAGTATCTTTGATGACATGGATCATACCCTAGATGACCATATCTCTGAGGCTTTGTCGTCCCTGACATTTGGCTTTGCTTGGTTTGAGGTTGTATATAAAAGACGTAATGGCCCAAACAACCGTTCTGACAAGTCACGGTCTAAGTTTACTGATGGACGCATTGGTGTCCGTAAGATTGCATCTCGTGCGCCTTGGACTATTTCTAAGTTTGACGTAGACCAGAAGACTGGTGATGTCTTAGGTGTACACCAAGAAGGTGCAGGGTTTAACAATACTAGCTTCATTCCTACTCGTAAGTCTTTATATTATCGCACTACAGCTATTAACAACGATCCTTCTGGTCGTTCTATACTACGTAATGCGTATACTTCTTACGAATACCTTAACAATCTACAGAGCATCGAAGCTATCGCAGTTGAACGTGAACTTGCAGGTATTCCTGTGGCTCGTATTCCTGCTGAGTACCTCAGTACTGATGCTACTTCCGCACAAGCTGGGTTTGTCGGAAACCTGCAGCAGATACTCAGAGATGTTAAGTTTAACGAGCAGGGATATATTATCCTGCCCTCAGACACCTACCCCGATAAAGACGGAAGTCCTACCTCCAATCGGCTCGTAGATGTTGAGCTTATGGCCTCTAATGGTAAACGTAACATTGAGATTGACCCTATTGTAAAGCGGTATCAGCATGACATTGCTCGTTCCGTACTTTCAGAGTTTCTTATGCTTGGTGGTGGCAACACTGGTTCGTATGCACTATCCAAGTCTAAGACAGACCTGTTCCTCCGTGCCTTAGAAAGTTACATCCAAGCTATCGTCGATGTCTTAAATAAACAGCTTGTCGAGAGACTTTGGGAGTTGAACGGTCTGAACTATGATCTAATGCCAACAGTAGTTGCTGGTGATGTTGCTCCACATGACTTACGTGAGATCGCAGCGTTCCTACGCAACTTAAATGGTGCTAATATTGATGTGTCGTCCCACCCAGAGGTTATACAAGACCTTATGGATATTGCTGAACTAAGATACGACCAAGAAGTAACAACTGAACAGGAAACAGAATAATGGCTAGTCTAGCAGACAGAGTGTTTGACAATGGCCTTTCGGTGCTAGACACAGAGGCTAATGCTATCCACATTACATCACAGGAAGCTACAACATATGCAGAGGCAACCTCTACTTATACTTTAGGTAACTCTACGACACTTTCCATTGGCGCACCTGCTGATCGTACTGGTGGTGGTCGTGAGGTTACTGTTGCAGCTTTGTCGGATGGTTCAGTCACTGGCACAGGTACTGCTACACACTTTGCTATTGTTGATACTGTTAATTCACGACTGTTAGCTACTAACACTCTTAACGCATCACAGTCTGTAACATCTGGTAATACTTTCTCATTGGGGTCGTTCTCTATCGGTATTCCTGATCCTGCATAAGAGGTGACTCATGGTCAATTTATTAAATAGGGCCAAGGTGTCAACCAGTACGACTGGTACAGGAACAATAACACTAGGTGCTGCTGAGACAGGCTACCAGAGTTTTGCTGATGCAGGTGCATCTACAGGGGATACTGTAAGCTACGTCATTGAGGATGGTGACAACTGGGAGTTAGGCACAGGTACTATAGGAACTACTGGCGGTTTAAGCTCTAGCCTGTTTAATGTTTACGGTAACAATGCCAATTGGGTACAGAGAACTGTAGATTTATCAGATTATGTTGGTGAAACAGTACGACTTGTCTTTTCCCATCAAACTGCACCAAGTGGCACAACATTTCGTGCTGACCTGCAGCTTGATGAAATTAATGTAAACGGCTCTACTTATACTTTTGAGACTACTGGCGATTTAACTGGTTGGCAGACAAGTACATCCTCTCAAAGTACTTACACATCTGTCTCTTGGTCATCAGTTACCACAGGAACATCTGGAACACGATGGCTCAGAGACTCAGGTGGTACAGGTTCTAGTAGTACAGGACTTACAACAGGTGGTGATAACACTAGCTTCTATTTGTACACAGAAACTTCTGGATCGTCCTTTGGAGATTATTACTGGTTAAGAAGCCCTGAAATTACTCTAACCTCAGGCACACTAACTTTCTACGAAGCTCGTTACGGTATTACAATAGGGGATTTTGATGTCTATGTAGATGTTATTGGCGGTGATCCTACCCTCAGTAGAACAGTATCTGAAAGCAGTAACTCAGGATCAGCTATAAACCTTAGTGGTTCTGCGACAGTATTTGCTACAGCATTAGCTGGTGATATAGCTCAACCAAGTGATATACCAACCAACTATGTCCCCACAACAGGTGGTACGTTTACTGGAAACATAAGTCTTGGTAACTCGTCTATCACAGATGTAGAAACAATTACGGTTGACAACTATATTAGGTCAACTGGTGATACCGACACATACATGCAATTTCATGCATCAGACCAGTGGCGTGTAGTAACAGGTAATACAGAGAGAATAGAGGCCAACAGCTCAGGTCTTAGGATCAACAATAGTTGGTACTTACCTACATCAGGGGGTGTAGCAGGACAAGTATTAACCTCTAATGGTACAGGGGTTGCAACTTTCGCTGATGCTGGTGGTGGATTAGATGAAACTACAGCTTCTACCTCAAGTACTACCCAGACAGCTATAGCTACATATTCAGCGACAACTTATGGCTCTGCTAAATTACTTGTTGTAGCCAAACGTGGAACAGAAAGACAAATATCTGAGTTGCTTATAGTACACGATGGTACAACTGCCGTAGCAACAGAATATGGTCAAGTGTATACAGATGCATCTCTAGTAACTTTTGATGTAGATATATCTGGGGGTAATATCAGACTTCTAGCAACTGCCAATTCAGCTACTACAACAAACTATACAATCAAAGAGATATTAGTGGACGCTTGAGGTAACTAAATGATAGGCTTCTCCCCATTAGCCTCTAATCCTCTGGGCGATGATGGGGGCGGCGTAGTAAACGTAGAGCTTACGGCAGCTAATGTTGCCTCACAAGCACCTTCGGTAGACAACGCTACACTAACACAAGCCCATGACTTAAGTGCAACTGGTTTTGACACTGGGTCACCGTTACTACAGACTACAAGTCTTACTCAAAGTCATACACTAGCAAGTATTGCTCTTACATTCGGTACACCAGTCTTAGGTGGCCCAAGTATAACGCAAGAGCATGATTTAACATTCTCAGGCATACTTACAGGGACGCCTGTCGTACCTCAAGCAAGTGTAGCAGAAGATGAGACCTTCTCTGCTCCTGCACTAGAGACTGGAAACCCTGACGTTGACACTGCAGGTCTAACACAAGACCACAACTTCAATGTCGTTAGCTTTATCACTGGTGTACCTGTCCCCCAGACTACCAGTGTTACACAAGACCATAGTCTAACTATTGCTAATATAGACTTTGGTTCGCCTACACTAGGCTCTCCTGATTATGACGAAGAGTCTATACTAACACCCGATAATCTCACTGCTCAACAGCCTACTCTAGGTAATCCTGCAGTATCTTCATCTTCTGTTCTTCAACCAGATGACATCATAACGCTAATACCTGATGTCGAAGAACCAGTTGATCCTAACGCAATCATTGCTCAAGAAACTAAGGAAATAGAACAGATGTTTGGTGGTTGGCCTAGAAGAGCATATGAAGTCCCAGACGGACGACTGGTTCAGGCTGAACGTGAGATTGAGGCTACCTATGGCGATAGAGTTTCTATTGACCGTAAAGCTAAATCTCTTATTAAGTTTGGTCGTTCTGCAGAGTTAGGTACAATAGGTCTTGAGACTGTATGGACAGTAGGTGGAAATGAAGTTTACGTTAGTGATAATAGCATTTCTTTTATTTCCTCTTCTAGTGCATCTGATACACAACAGATTACTATAGAAGGTCACACAGTAGATGCAAACGGAGACTTTACTTTCGTAGTTCAAACTGTAACTCTTGAAGGTCAAACAACCGTAGCTCTAGATACAGACTTAGCCAGAGTTTCCAGAGCTTACAACAGTGATAGCACAGAACTTGTTGGTCGTGTGGTCGTATATGAGAACACTACAGTGGTTGGTGGTGTACCATCCGATGCAACAAAGATACACATTGATATTCCTTTAGGCTTTCAGCAATCATTTAAAGCTGCAACAACATTCAGCAACCAAGACTATTATCTTTGCACAGGTTTCTATGGGGCTGTTAGCGCAAAACAGTCTGGTGCAGTAGACTTTTATATAGAGATTAGGGATAAAGGTAAAGTATTCTTACCTAAAGGCTCTTTTACAGCGTCCTCTACAGGTGGAGCAGCAGATATTAGCCTAGACCCTGCCATTCTAATACCTAAGAACGCAGATATTCGTGTTAGATGTGAAACAGAAACAAACAACATTGTAACCTTTGGTATCTTCAAAGGTTATATTGCAAAGGTTCTTAACTAATGCCTAAAACAGCCCTCAAAAATAAGATGGAAGCCCACAACAAGAAGTCTAAGCATAAGGTGACTATGCGTATGCTAGAGGCTGTCTATGATCGTGGTGTTGGTGCATATCGTACAAACCCTGCAAGTGTTCGTCCTAACGTCAAATCACCCGAACAGTGGGCTATGGCTCGTGTCAACAGTTTCCTGCGTATCGTAAGTGGCTCTAAGTCAGCTAACCATGATAAAGACCTACTACCTTCGTCGCATCCATCGTCGTCTAAGAAGAAGATGCTAAAGGCACAATATGCTAACGATGTCTTCACAACAGAGATGGAAGCACGTAGCCGTTCTATGGACATGGGTTGTGGTGGAGCTATCCACGTACATGAGGTCGAAGGACAGGCCGTTTATATGCCTTGTGGAAGCCACCAAGAGTACCTAGACTACTACCGTACCGAAGATGAGCAAGAAGACGCCTCAGTGGATCGCTTAGAGGCTCTCAGGGTAATCGTACAG